GGTTGTTGCCAACAATCATCATTGTTAATAACTAATAGGTTTGAACATGCAGACCGAAAGCGGTTGGGGAGACCTAAAAGGTTATAAAGGGAGGGTACCAGGGGTACTAGACATCTACAATGCCGCGACCGACTTCGGTGCAAGGTTTGGCGAAGTCTCTGAACATCCCTTTAATTGATTTGCTCTTGGCCTGCAAATTTTGCTTAACATTTCTTACTAACATTGAAAAGCTTAAATTTGATGATGCCAATCTGCGGTTGCTATGGCGAGGGAGGCGTGTATATGGGTGTTGTCAATGCTGCTTAAGACTCTGCAGTAAAATAGAGCAAACCCTCTTCCCTCAAACATTTCTTTCTGCGCAAGCTTTCCATTATCTTGAAACTCATACTTCAAAAGTTCCAGCAAGATGTGGTAGCTGTTACAGCCCTCTAACGCGTGAGGAGTATTTTAGTAGTGGAATTACCCGCAAGCTCCGGGTAGTAAGAGGAACGTTAAGAGGGGATTGTAACCTGTGTAAAAGTGCAATATTAGAATAAAAATGTTTGGGCTGTGCCCCACACTTGGAGAAGTTGTGCTGACAGAGCAACCTGAAGCAATTGACCTGCATTGCTATGAGCACATGCCATCAGATGATGAGGAGGAGGAGGAGCAAACCTCTCGTGATCTCTACCGGGTGTCAGTTGACTGCGGAGCATGTAAAAGGACAGTGACATTGGTAGTGTTTGCAGACCTCGAAGACATTCAGAAGCTGCACAGCCTCCTGCACTCTGTAAGGGTTGTGTGTGAGAGCTGTCTCAATCCTAACAACTTAAATCATGGCGGATAACGAAGGTACTGTACATGAAGACCTGAGTGAATGGGTACTTTTAGAAGCAGAGTGTAGCGATAATGAAAACGATGATTTAGAACAATTTGCAGGAACAAGTAGTGATGTATCTGACCTAGTAGATAATGCTTCAGTAGCAGAGGACCAGGTACTTTCCCTGCAGCTATTTCGACAGCAAGAAGAAAGGGACACCGAAGAACATATAGCTCAGCTAAAACGAAAGTATGCTTCTCAGAGTCCTCAAAGTACTGGTGTAGACAGTTTAAGTCCTCACCTGGAAAAAATAAGCATAACTCCTAGGAAGTGTAAAAAGGCTAAGAAGCAACTTAATTGGAATAGTGACAGTGGCCTAGGAACGTCTCAATATGAAGCTGATGATATTGCTGAAACACAGGTAGAACCGCGGGCGGAGGGTGCAGAAAATGGCGCGGAAGCATTGTTTAAAAGTAAAAACCAGAAGGCATTTAGTTATCATAAATTTAAAGAAAGCTTTGGACTCAGTTTTACAGAACTAACTAGAGCTTTTCAGAGTGATAAAACATGCTCTGTTGACTGGGTTGTGTGTGTGTTATATATGCCTGAAAGCAGATCTGAAGCTGCTAAAACCTTGTTACAAGATCAATGTACTTATGTGTTTTTTTGTCAAATAGGTGTGTGTACCTTGATGATGTTAAGCTTTAAAAATCAAAAGAATAGAGAGACGTTGTTTAAAAGTTTAAAGTCACTGTTAAGAGTAAGGGATAGTCAGTTAATGGCGGATCCACCCAGAACCAGAAGTGCAGCTTGTGCTTTATATTGGTATAAGAAAGGAATGTCTCAATGCTCTTTTACACATGGCACATTGCCTGACTGGATTGCAAAGCAGACATTACTGGATCACCAGTTTGGTGCAGAAAAACCTTTTGACCTGTCAGTAATGATACAGTGGGCATATGACAATAACCACGTAGAGGAAAGTCAAATAGCCTACCACTATGCTTTACTTGCAGAAACAAATAGTAATGCAGCAGCATTTTTAAATTCAAATAGTCAGGCCAAAATGGTACGGGACTGTGCAACAATGGTCAGGTATTATAAAAAAGCAGAAATGCAACGCATGAGTATGTCAGAATGGATATTTAAATGCTGCACCAGTGCAGCACAAGATGGAGACTGGAAAGAAGTAGTTAAGTTTTTAAGGTTTCAGGGAATTGAATTTATATCTTTTATTGCTAGTTTCAAACAGTTTTTGAGAGGAGTGCCTAAAAAAAACTGCTTAGTCTTCTGGGGTCCACCAAACACAGGAAAGTCAATGTTTTGCACGAGCCTATTAAATTTTTTGAAAGGCAAAGTAATTTCATATGTTAACAGCAAAAGCCAATTTTGGCTGCAGCCTTTGTCAGAAGCTAAAATAGGCCTACTAGATGATGCTACCAAACCTTGCTGGGACTACTTTGACACCTACATGCGCAATGCACTGGATGGCAATGCTGTAAGTATAGATTGCAAACACAAAGCCCCACTGCAATTAAAATGCCCACCTCTACTTGTAACCACAAATGTGGATGTGCATGCTGATGAGAGGTGGAAGTATCTGCGCAGTAGAATTTCCTGCTTTTGCTTTGGCTGCGAATTCCCTTTTCTAGACGATGGGTCACCTGGCTTCAAGCTTAATGATGAGAGCTGGGCCTCTTTTTTTACAAGGTTTTGGACCCACTTAGAATTAAGTGATCAAGAAGACGAGGGTGACGATGGAGACACTCAACCAAGCCTTAAACTCTGTACAAGAGGACCTCCTTAGCCTTTATGAACAGAATAGTGAATCAATAACAGACCAAATACAACATTGGAACCTGTTAAGAAGGGAACAAGTAATTTTGTATTATGCACGGGAGCGTGGAATCACACGCCTAGGCATGACACTAGTGCCACCAAGACATGTGTCCCAGCAAAAGGCAAAAGCTGCTATTGAACAAGTGCTTTACCTGACGAGCCTGTCACAGTCTAGTTTTAAAGATGAAAGGTGGACCCTAGGAGACACAAGCAGAGAAAGATTTCTTACCGAGCCAGAAAATTGTTTTAAAAAAGGTGGACAGCAGATAGATGTGAAATATGGAGGTGAAGAAGACAATATAGTTCGGTATACACTGTGGGCTAACATATATTTCCAAAATGAGCAAGACTCATGGGAAAAGGCTGAAGGCAAAGTAGATAATAAGGGTCTATATTATGAAGATGCAGATGGGGTACGTACCTATTATGTAGACTTTATTAAAGAAGCAACTAAGTATAGCAGTAATGGACAGTATGAAGTGTTACAACGTGTCAACCCTGTTTCTAGACCCGCCTCTGGGGCTGTTAACTCCGCCCCATTGGGGTGCGCCAGCCACTGCAGCACCCCCAAGAAAAAAACTGCTGACCCACCACGAAGAGGAAACTACAGACGACGACGCTCCAAGCCCAGCAAGCAAGGGCAGCACTCGCCGGGAGGGAGGCAAGGAAAACAGGCCTCCACGTCCAGGCCTACAGCTCCGTCTCCAGGAGAAGTTGGACGAAGCCATAAATCAGCTTCGCCAAGACTTGGAGGACGACTTGAACGACTTATTCAAGAGGCGAGAGACCCTCCAATAGTAGTCCTGAAAGGGGAGGCTAATCCACTAAAATGCCTCCGCTACAGGCTTACAAAAGGGTATTCTTCTACATTTGAGGAAGTTAGCACAACTTGGAAGTGGGCGAGTTGCAAAACCAAAGATCCATGTGGGCGGGCTAGAATGTTGGTGTCCTTCAGTACACCAGACCAAAGAGATTTGTTTTTGCAACACGTTCCTCTACCTAAGTCTGTGAAATACTTCCTGGGGTCATTAAATGACATATAAGGGTGTGTAAGGCATCTCTGGTGGAAGTGTAGGGGAAGGGTGGGCATAATCACATGGGAGGGCTTTGGTAGGGTATAGGTGGCTGGGATCTTGCATCACAAAAGACCAAAAAAAGTTAAAAATAACAAGTAGCTAAATCTCACTGACTTTATTTTCATTTATTACCGTCACTCTGGTTTCCATCAACGTAACTGCAAGTAATTTTCTAAAACTCTGTAAAAGGCAGAATAAGTACTTTTGTTTGTGTGAATGACATTGACTCTATTGCCTCTGTACCGAAAACCCGTAACTGTAACTGTACCAAGCTAAACCTTTAAGTTGATAAGCAGTCTCTGTATATTTCAGTTGTTTCCTTATGTATTTTATATTTGTCTCTCTTATGAAACATTCAGACTTCTCAGTCCACAGGCCATAACATCATACCATCACCCTTAGTAGTAACTACGTTACGACAACACAGCGTGAACCCGAACTCTCCAAAAGTCTCTCCTGTATTTTCTTGTGATAACTGCACCGGGCCCATAACAATGTGTGTTCCATGTATACGTTTTACAGCATTGAAAACCATGTCCAGTTGTTAAGAGCATACGTTTTAAGAGCAACATAATAGATAATACATCCATCTCTGTAGGCATAGGAATAAGATAAGTGCATGACAACATACGTTTAAGCATTAGATGTTAAGTTTATAGGTAATAAGTTGATAGGTGGTGGGTATACATAGTGCATAAGTAATAGGCTATAAGTATAGTGTAGCATAATAAGTACCTGCATAGGCATAAGTAACATAGGTTTAATAGGCACGTTAAGGAAGGTGAGCATTTCTATATCCAGCAAAACCCAGCAATATACTCTTTCTATATATATCTTAGTATCATTGTACACTTTACAGCAACAATCCATACATAGCAGCAGCATCTATTGAAATAGCAGCATATGTTCATAGGTTTTACTTACTTCCATATTGTTAAGGCAAGGCATCATTGATTCCTCTAGAATTTACAGTGTGTAAGGCATCTGTTACTCCCCCCTTTGACTGGTCCCCACCATGTTAAGGTCACGGAAGCGTCGGGCGGCTCCCACCGATATATATCCAGCTTGCAAAATATCCAATACATGTCCCCGTGATATTGTTGATAAATTTGAACATAATACATTGGCCGATAAGATCTTGAAATATGGTAGTGCTGGTGTTTTTTTTGGGAGCTTGGGTATTGGGACTGGAAAGGGGTTTGGGGGCTCTACGGGATATGTTCCTTTGGGGGAGGGTGCTGGGGTGCGGCTGGGCACACAGGTTACCACAGTTAGGCCCAACTTACCCATAAGTAGTGTGCATCCTACAGATGTTATTCCTGTGGATGCTGTTGATCCCTTGGGCCCTGCTATAATACCTTTGAGAGAGTTTCCTCCTTTTCCCACAGCAACTGAGGAACCTCCTAATATTTTACCTGAGAGGTTTCCTATAGCTGTAGAGGAAAGCTCAGCAGTAGTAACTTCTACAACGGATACACCATTTGTTTCACCTAAGGTGACTACTGATGGGGGAACAGCTGTTTTGGAAGTGGTGCCTGAAACAAAAACACCACGGTTGCTGTCTCGCACACAATATTCAAACCCCACTTTTGAGGTGTCCTTAACATCGTCTGCTGGCTCTGGGGAGTCTTCTGCATCTGACCACATTTTCATACACGGACAGTCTGGGGGCCAACGGGTGGGACAGCAGATAGTTATGGCACAGGTGCACAGACCTGCTAGCACCCCATCCACGTCTTTTGCAAGCACTGAAGTTGAAGAAACGTCATTTATAACTAGCACCCCTAGGGCAGATGCTCCCCCTGCAAGGCCTGCACGATTGTACAATAGGCGTGTGCAACAAGTGCCTATACGGGACCCTGCATTTATAACCCACCCAAGAACATTGGTTACATTTGAGAATCCTACTTTTACCCCCTTGGATGTGGATTTGCTGTTTGCACAAGATGTTGCTGATATAGCACAAGCAGCTCCACATGATGAGTTTAGAGATATTGTGGCTTTAAGTAAAGTGCTGTTTAGCAAGAATCCAGATGGTGGTGTTAGAGTTAGCAGGTTTGGGCAAAAGGCAATAATGAAAACAAGGAGCGGATTAAAAATAGGGCCCCAAAGCCATTATTATTATGACATAAGTGATGTGCAACAAGAAAATATTGAGCTTGTGCCACTAAATAATTCTGTTGTTGGAGAGCAGTCAGGGGAAACTGTGCTGAGCTCCGGGCCAGGAGATTTTGAGATAGTTTCTTTGACAGATTCTGCAACGCCCTTGTTTACAGATGAGGAACTGTTAGACCACATAGAATCTGTAGGAAATGACTTGCAACTTATTATTGGCGAGAGGACAACGCAGCGACCGGTTTCGGTCTCAGAAGTTGGGTTTGGGAAACCTCCAAGTAAAATATTTCCTGGCTTAGACCATGTACAAGTGATTCATGCAGGAGGAGATGATTCAATAACTTTAATTCCCATTAATCCCCAGGATTATCCTGGAATCTTAATTGAAGTTTTGGACAGCAGTGGAGATTTTTATTTGCATCCTTCTCTTCTAAAACGCAAACGCCGCAAACGACCCTCTTTTTAATTTTGCAGATGGCGGTTTGGCTTCCTGCACAGAATAGATTTTATCTACCCCCGCAGCCTTCAACTAAAGTATTGAACACCGATGAGTATGTCACCAGAACATCTATATTTTACCATGCAGGAAGCGAGCGTCTGCTAACTGTTGGTCATCCTTACTATGATATATATGATGCTGAAAACAAAAATATTGTAGTGCCCAAAGTGTCCCCCAATCAATACAGGGTGTTCAGGCTGAAATTTCCTGACCCTAACAATTTTGCATTTGGGGACAAGGGAATATTTGATCCTGAAAAGGAGAGGCTTGTATGGGCTCTTCGAGGTTTAGAGGTAGGACGGGGGCAGCCTCTTGGGGTTGCTGTTACTGGACACCCTTTATTTGACAAAAACAATGATGTTGAAAACCCTAACAGATTTTTTGCTAATACTCCCTCGGACGACAACAGGGTTAATGTTGCATTTGATCCTAAGCAAACACAGTTGTTTCTGGTGGGTTGTAGGCCTGCTGTTGGAGAGCACTGGGACCAGGCTCGCTGGTGTACTGATCAGCCTCGGGCCGCAGGTCAATGTCCCCCTATAGAGCTGCGCAACACCACTATTGAGGATGGGGACATGGTAGATATAGGTTTTGGGGCCATGAACTTTCGGCTGCTGCAGCAGCATAGGTCGGGGGTGCCTCTAGATATTGCAGGTGGCATGTGTAAATATCCTGACTATATTAAAATGGCAAATGACCCATATGGGGACAGCTGTTTTTTTTATGTGAGGCGAGAGCAGCTATATGCACGGCACATGTTTACCAGAATTGGTGACTTAGGGTCTGAAAAGGTTCCTGACAAAAAACTGTCTGCACGAACAGACAATACTATTGCAAGTTCCAATTACTTTTCCACCCCTAGTGGATCTTTGGTGTCCAGCGAGGCACAACTGTTTAACAGACCGTATTGGATTCAGCGCTCTCAGGGGCATAATAATGGCATTGCATGGCAGAACCAGCTGTTTTTGACTGTTGTAGACAATACTAGGGGCACACCTTTAAACATTACAGTTGATAATGATAATGGAGGAAACCATGATACATTTACTCCTGCAAATTATAAAAGCTATTTAAGGCATGTGGAAGAATATGAGATTTCTTTGATTGTGCAGCTGTGCAAGGTAAAGCTTACTCCTGAAAACCTTGCTTTTATTCATACTATGAACCCAGATATTATAGAGGATTGGCATTTAAATGTGTCTCCACCATCTGCCTTGCTGGACGATTCATATAGGTTTATTCACTCTCTTGCAACTAAGTGTCCAGAAAATGTTCCGCCCAAGGTTCGGGAGGATCCATATGGCCAGTTTAAATTTTGGGAGGTTGATTTGAAAGAGAAGATGACAGAGCAGCTGGATCAAACTCCTTTGGGAAGAAAATTTTTGTTTCAAACTGGTGTTTTGCGTTCCCCCCGAAATTCCAGGGTCTCGACGTCTACCTCTGTAAAACGTGGTGTTAAAAGAAAAAGGGGTTCAAAATAATATGCCCCTGTATGTTGTATAACTATTGCTACCTCTGTTGACCTACCTCATGTTGTTAAAACTTGCAGTGCAGGCATTGCACTCCTCCTAATTTAATAAAGTTGATGGTTCATCAAGAGTGTGTTTGTCTTCATTGTTGGCAGGTTTGTCATTAATTTAAACTGGCCAATATCTTTAAAGATCGCGCCAGCTACAGCTTAACCGCGCCCGGTCTTGGCACACGCCTGGGAAGGTTTTACATCAACAAGAAGATTCTTGTCTAAGCTGAGAACTTTTTTGTGCCAACTTTTCTGTCTGGAACCGCTATCGGTCCTGGCCGGCTGCCCAGAACAACTACTTCGGTTGAGAGCACCGGAGGCGTTCGTACACTGTAAGTGTTTTTAAT